CATATTTGGGTTCTGCCGTTACCAGTCAGGGCGAAGATACATACCCTGCTGTTTCACCCTTTACTGGTTCAATTGCTACAACCACGCTGACCGTCACTGCGATGCTTTCGGGTGACCCAATTACTGTTGGTATGTTTATTGACAGTTCAACGGCACTCACCAATGGAACTCGCATTACCGCTTTTGGTACAGGTACAGGCGGCGTAGGAACGTATACCGTAAGCGTTTCACAAACCGTAGCAAGTTCCACAATCATTGGTTCGGGTAATGCTTCCTTGCAAAACCCATCACCCATGAGCGTAGGTGTTGGCCCATTGGGTCGCCTCTTCATTTGGGATGCTGTACCACAGGCAAAACTGACAACCAACATTGTTGCTGCTGTCATCACAACTGCCACCACGCTTACGCTTGCCGCAGGTGCAGGTGTTATATCCACGACCATCACAGGCAACGGAACAGGCTTGCAGCTTGACTGTCCTCGCGCAGTCGCTACAACCACAGGCGCAGGTACTCCGACTTCTGTCAACATTACCGTGTCTGGTTACGACTACTACGGTCAGCCCATGAGCGAAGTGATCGCAACTGGTACAGTCGCATCAACAACGGTCAACGGTAAAAAAGCGTTTTACCAAATCTCTAGCGTTACCGCTTCAGGTGGCAGCGTGGTGACTGTTGCTGTGGGTACAACTGACATCTTGGGTTCGCCCTTGCGCATTACTGACAGAGGCTACGTTGCCCGTGCAGGTTGGGATAACACCTTGGCTGAAGATGCAGGCACAATGACTGTTGCCGCTACTTTGACGGCTACTACAACCACAGGCGATGTGAGGGGTACATATTTACCCTCATCTGCTTGTGACGGCATCAAACGTCTTGTAATGGGAATAGCCCTACCCGCAATCGCGGCTGGCCCGAACGCAACCCGCACTGGCGCTCTTGGCGTTACACAGGCATAGGAGATAAATCATGGGTTTCAAATCAGAAACAAAGATGAAGTCTACGGAAATGACTGCTGACGAAGTGTCTACCAAGGGCATGAAGTCGGGCGGTATGCCCAAGATGAATATGGGCGGCGCGATGATGCCTGACGCATACAACCCTAGCATGGCTATGAAGAAGGGTGGCAAAACCAAGAAGATGGCTATGGGTGGCGGTATGCCTATGGGCGCACTTCCAACTGCTGCCGCCCCTGCGATGGGCGCACGCGCACCAATGGGTCGTGGGATGCCTGCACGCCCCGCAATGGGCGCACGCAAGCCTGACCCACGCCAAGCGATGATTGAGGCTGCAATGGCTCAAAAAGCCGCACAAGCACCAATGATGCGCAAGAAGGGTGGCATGGCAGAGTCGGACAAAGCCCAAGACAAAGCGATGATCGGTAAAGCCATGAAGCAGCATGACTCGCAACAGCATGGTGACGGCAAGGGTACGAAGTTAAAACTTCAGACTGGCGGCGTGGCTAATGCGCAAGGCGGCTACAAAAAGGGCGGCGGCATTAAGAAGTTTGCCACAGGTGGTGTCGTAAACGGCGCTGCGGGTTACGCTGACGGTGGTTTTGCCAAGGTAAAGTGCAAAGACGGCGGCGGCTTCAAGGCAATGAAGAAAGGCAACTGCTAGTAATAAATCGGGGGTTCGCCCCCTTTTTTTGCAATCTTACAGGTGAAATATGTCACAAATCGTTTCTTACGTCAGTCCGGGCAGTTCGACTGACAACCAATTACGCACGCAAACCTCATCACGCTCTGCGGCATACGATCCTGTAGACAAGCTGCGCATATCGCAGCCACAGGCGTTGATCGACACCGACTTTGAGTACGGCACGCAGCCGACCAAGTGGGAATCAATCTCGCTGCAGAACAACCGCCCAAGCTGCTACTACATCCCGCAGCAACCGTTGACGATCACAGGCATCACGGGTCTGAACACGCTGAACGGTGGATTCACGTTGGCGGGTACGTTTGTCCTCGCCACGGGCGATGTTATTTTCGTTCAAAATCCTCTCAACAATGATTGCAGCGGTTGGCTGTTTGTTTCTACAGGCGGCACGAACTCATGCGTTGTGCAGACGGCGGTGGGTACGACTATCCCCGCAACAAACTTTTTTAATACCGCAGGCACATACGTCTACAAAGGTGTATTTTTCTCTGCTTGTGGTTTTGGTCTTAGTGGCACTTCCGCAGTAACGAACGTAGGCACAAACGTCACGGTTACTACTGCTGACGTTCATGGTCTGAACGCAGGTAGCTTGATTTATGTAATTGGTCTAGGTGGCGGCACTCCTGCACCTAACGGCGCTTATGTTGTTGCCACAGTTCCTACCGCCAACACATTCACTTATGTTGCGGCAGTTGCGCCAACGGTTGCTATCACCAATACGTCAGGTAAGGTAAATATTTTTGCACGCCCTGCAGGGTTTGTTGAATCTCGCCCTTATGACGGTGGCGTGGCGTTCTCAGCGGGTGCTACCGTACCCAATCAACAACTGATCCGTCAGACTCGCCGCTACTTCCGCTACCAGTCAGGCAAGGGCATTCAATTCTCGACTGGCTCAACATTTAAACCCGCTTTGTTTAATCCCACTTTAGCGGCAAGCAGCACAGCGGTTGGCGCAACTATTACTGTCACCTGTCAGTTCCCGCACAACTTGGCAACAAGCACTGTCGTGACCGTGGCAGGCGTTGATCAAGCAGGCTTTAACGGCAGTTTTGTTATTACAAGAACCAGTGCTGTTGCATTTACTTATATTGCCAAAGCAGCGCCATCTGCGACAACGGCGACTGGACTTGACATCAAGATTAGTCCGTTTAGTTGGTGGGGTTCAAGCGTTCGCATTGGTTTCTTTGACCTGCAGAACGGTATGTTCTTTGAGTTTGACGGTCAAACTTTGTACGCCGTGGTGCGCAGTTCAACCACGCAATTAAACGGTCGTGCAACGGTCACCAACAGCGGCACTTATTTAGTCGGAACAGGAACATCGTTCAGCAATCAACTGAAGCCTAACGACTACATCGTGATTCGTGGGGCATCGTACAAAGTCATCACAATTATCAGTGATACCTCATTGCAATTTAGTCCTGACTATCGCGGTGCAACAATCAGTCAAGGTGGCGCGATTGTGTCAAAAACAGTTGACACTCGCGTGCCGCAGTCGCAATGGTTTGACGTTTGTGACGGAACAAGTTCGGCTAGTAACCCATCGGGTTACCTGCTTGACCTTACTAAAATGCAGATGCTGTACATTGACTACTCTTGGTACGGTGCAGGGTCAATCCGTTACGGTTTCCGTGGGAAAGACGGCGCAATAGTTTACGTTCATCAGACTCAGAACAACAACATCAAGTACGAAGCCTATATGCGTTCGGGCAACATGGCGGCGCACTACGAGTCAAATAACCAGTCGGGCGCAACTTACCTAACCGCCACGTTGACTAGCGTCACCACCTCTTCAATGGAAGTGGCTGACACCAGTTCGTTTGCCCCATCGGGTATTGTCAAGGTTCAGGCAAGCGGTACTACAGCCGTTATTGAGTACATTGCCTACACAGGCAAAACGGCGACATCGCTTACTGGCTTGACCCGCGCTCAAACTGGCGGCAATGCTGCCTCAAACTTTACCTTTTCAGCTACTGCCCTAGTTGCTGTTGAGTTTGCGTCATCTGACACCGCTGCGGCTCTTTCGCATTGGGGTTCATCTGTAATCATGGATGGGCAGTACGATGATGACAAGTCGTTGATTTTCAACTACGGAACAACGACCGCGATCACCACAACGAACACAAATCCGATTGTGATCATGGCGATTCGCGTTGCACCCGCTGTTGATAACGGCACGGTCGGTCTGTTGGGCTTGAAAGAAACCATCAACCGTATGCAGTTGACGTTGAGTTCATTGGGTCTGTACACCACAGGCGCAGGGTACTTGATCAACCTGATCATCAACGGATTTGCTTCGGGTGCTACTTCGGGCAGTTTCATTTCTCCGATTCAGCAAGCCAACGGTATCACCTCTTCGTTGGCGCAGATTGCGGTCAACACCAATGCGGTGACAGTGACGGGCGGCGAGTCGGTGTTCGCGGCTTACTCCAACACTACAGGCAATACCACGTTGGACTTGTCGATTGTGCGTGACTTGGGCAATTCGATCTTGGGTGGCGGCACGACCAACACTGTGCCAACATCTGCGGCGGGATTCTACCCTGATGGGCCAGACATCCTGTACATCGTAGCCACGCCGTTGGCTGCAACATCATCAACCATTTTGGCTCGTCTTAACTGGAAAGAGGCACAGGCTTAATCATGGCAAAAGCGGGGTTGTACGCAAACATCCACGCCAAGCAAGAGCGCATCGCCAAAGGATCAGGCGAAAAGATGCGCAAGGTTGGCAGCGCAGGCGCACCCACCGCCGCAGCTTTCAAGCAGTCTGCAAAGACAGCAAAGATGAAAGACGGCGGCGTGTCGCTTGCGGTTGGTCGTGGTGAAAAGTTGCCAACTAAACAAGGTGCGGGGCTGACAGAAAAGGGTCGGGCAAAGTACAATCGTGAAACTGGAAGCCACTTAAAAGCGCCGCAGCCTGAAGGCGGCAGTCGTAAGGATTCGTTCTGTGCAAGGATGAGCGGCGTAGTCAAGAACGCAAAGGGTGATGCGCCTCGCGCAAAAGCCTCTCTCAAACGATGGAAATGTTCTGGGTGGTAACAAATGGCAACAAGCGGCACAGTCGGGCAAACTACCATTTCGGTAATGACGCTCATCGATCATGGTGCAAGACGCGCAGGTAAACTCGCCGAAGAGTTGACCTCTGAGCAGGTCTTAGCCGCCAAGCAAAGTCTGTATTTTTTGCTGTCGAACCTTGTCAACATGGGCATTCAGTATTGGTGCATTGACAAGGTGATCGTTGGTCTGCAGCCCGAACAGTTGTCGTACACGCTGCCAGTCGGCACGGTTGACGTACTGAACGCCAACTACCGCACGTTGACCGCGAACAGCACAGGCTACAACAGCACATCAGGGATCACCTCAAATGCGTTTGATGGGATCGGGCAGAGCATATGCCAACTAACAACAAACACGGGTTCGATTGGGATTGCGAACGGAACTGGCAACCCAGTTTACGTTTCAACGATTGGCATACTTCCTGCGATGTCAGGATCGGTCACAGCGGCGATTCAATACTCAATTGATGGCACAACATGGGTTACCGTGGAATCGCTTCCTGCGACCGTTTGGTCGGTTAATGAATGGATTTATTACGACTTAGAAGCATCTGCAAACGCCCCCTACTGGCGCATTCAGCAGTCGGCGGGTGCGAACATGGGGTTCTATCAGGTGGTGTTTGGGTCATCGCCCATCGCCATCAATATGTCGCGCATGAATCGTGATGATTATTCAAGCCTGCCGAACCGCAATTTCACATCAAATCGCCCTCTGCAGTGGTGGTTTGACCGCACGATCCCGCAGCCCACGATGTATTTATGGCCCGTTCCCGACAACATTCAACCACAACTTGAACTGTGGGTCAGCCGTCAGATTCAAGACGTTGGCGACTTAAACGGCGAGTTGGAAATCCCGCAGCGTTGGTACATGGCGATCCTAAACGGGTTGTCGCATCAGATGGCGATGGAACTTCCACAGGTTGACCCTGCGCGGATTCAATACTGCGAGGCTCAGTGGGAGAAATATTGGGCGATGGCTGAGAACGAAGAGCGCGACAAGTCACCGATCTATTTTGCACCCAACATCAGCTACTACACACGATAATGGGCAGATTCTTATACACCCTTGGCAATGCGTCACTATCAATCGCAATTTGCGACCGATGCCGCATGAAGAGGGCGTATTCGGTCATCAGCCAAGACGGGAACATACCCGGTCTTCGCGTGTGCAACGAAGGCTGCTCTGACCAGTTTGACCCGTACCGCCTGCCTGCGCGACAGACAGAGAAAATATCAATTCGCTTCCCCCGCCCTGATGTGAGTGTTATTGCCGCGCACAATGCGCTAGTCACCAACCCATCGGGCAGCTTGGGTATCGCGCTTGAACAAACATCCAATCCGATTGACGGAAACCTTGACACATTGAGTCCATAATGGCTGACGTAAGAATCTCCGCACTACCTCAACCACAGACCGCTCTCACAGGCTTGGAATTAGTTCCTATTGTGCAGAATGGTTTGACCGTACAAACAACCACTGCGGCGATTGCGGCGCTAGGTGGCGGTGGCGGTGGTGGTGTGACATCGTACTCAGGCGGCACGACAGGTCTTACCCCATCAACAGCCTCGACAGGCGTTGTGACGCTTGCAGGCATCTTGAACGCAGCAAACGGCGGCACGGGCGTTACAACGCTTACAGGGCTTGCATACGGCAACGGTACAGCGCCGTTCACCGCAGCAACTGCCGCGCAAGTGGTTGCCGTCATAAGCACAACCGCCGTTGCAGTATCAACAAACATTGCGGGTGGTTTGGCGGGATCAGTTCCATATCAAACAGCGGTCAACACCACCGCCTTGTTGCCTGTCGGAACAAACGGTCAAGTATTGGCGCTTGTGGGCGGTTTGCCTGCTTGGACATCTGTTGCGGGTACTGGCGATGTGATTGGGCCTGCAAGTGCTACCGCAAACGGTATTGCCTTGTTTAACGGCACAACGGGAAAATTGCTAAAAGATAGCGCAACTACTGACGGCTTAATCAATGGTTTAACAATCGGCAAAGGACTGTACGGCGGCGGCGGTGGTTTTAGCAACACCGCATTAGGTGTTCAGACGTTGATGTTCAACGTATCGGGGCAATCCAATACGGCAGTTGGTTGGGGTGGGTTGCAGGCGATCACATCAGGCAACAGAAACACCGCAGTAGGAGTTAGCGCACTTAGTACATCGCAAACTGGAGATAACAATACCGCTATTGGGCAGGGCGGTTTAGAAAAATTGGTAACAGGAAGCCAAAACACAACGCTAGGAACGCAAACAGGAAGCAATATCACCACAGGTAGTTCTAACACTTTTGTTGGACACTACGCAGGTATTAGCATATTAACTGGCAGCAACAACACCATTCTTGGTGCAGGATCAACTACTGGAACATCGTTATCAGACACCGTAATTATTGCCAACGGAACAGCAGAAAGACTTAGAATCCTTAACACAGGTGCGTGGTCACTTGGCGCAACTGGTACGAACTACGGTACTTCGGGTCAAGTATTTACATCAGGTGGCGCAGCCGCAGAACCGTCATGGACAACCATTGCAGGAACAGGTACGGTTACTTCTGTCAGCGGCGCAGGCGGCACGACTGGCTTGACGTTAACGGGTGGGCCAATCACCACTTCAGGCACGTTGACGATTGGCGGCACATTGATAGCAGCTAACGGTGGCACAGGTCAGTCTTCATATACCGTGGGCGATATCCTATACGCATCAACCACAACAGCTTTGTCCAAGTTGGCTATCGGTACAAGCGGTCAAGTTTTAACCGTAACAGCGGGTGTTCCTACTTGGGCGGCTGCGGGTAGCGGGTCGGGCGATGTGGTTGGGCCTGCAAGCGCGACAGATAACGCGATTACACGATTTAATTTAGCAACAGGCAAACTAGTTCAAAACTCGCTTGTGACTGTTGCCGATGATGGCGCGATTACTGCGCCCGGTGTCAGTAGCGTCATTCCTTTTTACTACCTTAACCAAGCTGCATTTCCTAGCGCCACTACTTACCACGGTGCTTTAGCGCACTCTCACGCAGATGGGGCAATGTATTTTGCTCACTCAGGCGCATGGGTGCGGATGTTAAATGACGGTGGCGCATTAGGTACGCCAAGTTCAGGAACTTTAACGAACGCAACGGGTTTACCTCTTACGACAGGCGTGACTGGAACATTACTAGTTGCAAACG